AACAACGAGATAGCACCTTTATTATTTCCTACAGTCATTTATTCGGTGGCAAAACGATACAACGAAGCATTTGTTCTTGTGGAAATAAACTCTATTGGACTACAAGTAGCAGACATTCTACATTTTGAGTTAAGTTATGATAATCTACTAAAGTTTCAAACCAAAGGTAAGCAAGGAAACCAGGTGTCTGGTGGATTTGCTGCCAGAAACAAGTTGGCCTACGGTCTTAAAACTTCAGCGCAGTCTAAACTTATTGGTTGTGCTAACTTGAAGGCCTTGGTTGAAAATGATAAACTGCTAATAAACGATGCCGACACTATTATAGAACTTTCTTCTTTCTCTGCCAATAAGAAATCATTTATGGCAGAAGAAGGAAGCAATGACGACCTCGCAATGACGCTGGTTCATTTTGGATGGTTGACTTCACAGAGAGTATTTAAAGACACTGTGGAGACCGATATTCGTGCTGTTCTACAGGCCGAAAATCTGGAAATACTTGACCGAGAGATTACACCTTTTGGTTTCATAGACAATGGTATAGATGATCCTGCTCCTGAAGTGGATTCTCGTGGAGATAGATGGTTGACCGTCGAAAAAGAAGGTCTTTACATCAATCCAAATTGGGATCCGCAGTTATAACCAAAAACATCAAAACACTAAATATATTGAAATGGATATCACACACCATTCAAACCTATAAAAAGGAGTAAAAAATGGCAACTCTACTTTCACCTGGTGTAGCTTGGTCTGAAGTTGATCTAACGACCATTGTACCATCATTATCTACCACAGTTGGAGGGTTCGCCGGCAACTTTGTCTGGGGTCCAGTTAATGAATTAACAAGACTTAGTAATGAAATACAACTGGTAAATACCTTTGGTCAACCAGATCAAAACACTTTCACCTCATTCTATAGCGCAGCAAACTTTCTATCATATACTCAAAATATTTTAGTTGTTCGCACATGCGACACAACCAAAGCAAATAACGCAGTATCAGGAACATTACCAACAATCATTGAAAATAAAAATGTTTATGATATTGAATATATGAATATGCAAGCACCAGCAAATACAGGTATGTTTGCTGCTCGTTATCCTGGAGCAATTGGTAACGGACTAAAAGTTTCACTTTGGGCATCAGCAAATTCTACAGCATTTTCTACTTGGGAATATGCTCCAAATTTCAACGGAGTTCCAGGAACAACATATTGGACCTCTGCAAGAGGCGGTGCCAATGACGAAATGCACATCATTGTTGTTGATACATTAGGACATTTTGGTGGAACACCTAATACTGTTCTAGAACGTTTTTCATATGTTTCAAAAGCAGTTGATGCAACTAATGATGACGGAACATCAAATTATTATGTCAACGTAATTAATGATCGTTCACAGTTCATTTATATACTTCATCACGCACAAATGGATAATGGTCATACTGATACCTCAACTTGGGGATCAACATCATCAAATACAATGTTTGCTGAAGGTAACACAAATTACACAGCAACACTAACAGGTGGTGCTGATGCTGCTCCTACAGATGGAGATTTGACAGGAGCATATGATCTTTTTGGTGATTCTGAAAAAGCAGATGTGTCTTTGCTAATCACCGGTGGTGTTTCTCAGACTGTTTCTGAATATATTGTCAATAATATTGCCGAATCAAGAAAAGATTTGGTAACATTTATTTCTCCACCACCACAGGCAGTTATCAATAATATGGGTTATGAGGCTGAACAAATTGTTACATTCCGTAATCTATTTAACTCATCTTCATATGCTGTTATGGATTCTGGTTGGAAGAAACAATTTGACAAGTATAATAATGTTTATCGTTGGGTTCCACTAAATGGTGATATTGCTGGTCTTTGTGCCAGAACAGATTATACAAATGCTGCATGGTGGTCACCAGCAGGTCTAAACCGCGGTTTGATTAAAAATGTTGTTCAACTTTCTTGGTCACCAAATCAGGCCGACAGAGATACATTATATAAAAACTCTATCAACCCAGTCGTTTCAATGTCAGGTGTCGGTACAGTTTTTTATGGCGATAAGACAATGACATCTAAACCATCTGCATTTGATCGTATCAACGTTCGCAGATTGTTTATTGTTCTTGAACAGTCAATTTCAAGAGCTGCTAAGTATTCTCTATTTGAGTTCAACGATGAGTTTACACGTGCCCAGTTCGTTGCTCTAGTAGATCCTTTCCTTAGAGACATTAAAGGTAAAAGAGGTATCTTTGACTATCAAGTTGTTTGTGATACTACTAACAATACACCAGAAATTATCGACCAAAACCAGTTCGTTGGTGATATCTACATTAAGCCAGCCAGAGCAATTAACTTCATTCAATTGAACTTTGTTGCCGTTGGTACAGGAGTTGCCTTCTCCGAAATTGTTGGCAAAACAGGCGTCTAATAAATAGGAAAAGGAGAAAACTAAAATGGCATTTAATGTTCAACAATTTAGAGCAAGTCTCGAATTTGACGGCGCCCGAGCTAGTCTATTCGATATTACAATGAACATGCCTCCAGCGCCTGGGATTACACCTCTTACTTCAGCGGCTATTACGTTTAAAGCAAGAGCATCCTCACTGCCTGGAGACTCAATATCTTCTATCAGCGTTCCATACTTTGGTCGTGAGATCAAAGTTGCCGGTACAAGAACCTTCCCTGATTGGTCATTTACAGTTATTAACGATGAGAATTTCCTCATCCGCAATAACCTAGAGCTTTGGATGAGTGCGCTCAATGCTCACGTTGCGAACATTCGTAACCCAGCATTAGCAACAATGGCAACTTATCAGGCCGATGCTATGGTTACACAGTATGCCAAAACAGGCGAGATTATTAAGCAGTATAAAATGATTGGTTGTTTCCCAACCGACGTTGCTGCTATTGATCTTGACTGGGCATCAGGTGACCAGATTGAAGAATTTACTGTTACATTTGCCTACCAATGGTGGGAGTCAGCGTTCCCTGTTATTACTACAGACGTTTCTGGCGCATAATTTGTAACATAAATATAACTAAACCCGTGGAGTTTTGCTCCACGGGTCTTCAATCAAGTAAAGGACTACATAGTGAAATTATTTGGATTTGAAATTGGCACCCCCAAGAAGATAGAAGATGCTCAACTAGAACAACCTAAACAGAAATCATTTACTCTCCCGATGAATGATGACGGAGCGGTAACGGTTGCTGGTGCCGGTTATTATGGTACATATGTAGACCTCGATGGTACTTTCCGAAACGAAACACAATTAATTACAAAATACCGAGAACTTGCTATTCAGCCAGAAATGGAAACTGCCATTGATGAAATCGTCAATGAAGCAATTGTAATTGAAGATGGCGGACAGTGTGTTGAAATCAATATGGATGAACTTAAAGTTCCAGATCAAATCAAAAAACGTATTGAAGATGAGTTCAATCTTATTTTAAAACTACTAAACTTCAACAATATGGGTCACGATATCTTCCGTCGTTATTATGTTGATGGAAGATTGTTCTATCATATCGTTATTGATGAAACACAACCTATGTATGGTATTCAGGAATTAAAGTATATCGATCCTCGCCGTATTCGTAAGATCCGAGAAATCCAAAAGATGCGTGATCCGAATACAGGTATTGAGTTGATCAAAAAGGCAATCGAATATTACCTCTATAACGAGAGAGGTATGATTGGTTCTGGTTCTAATCTTGGTTCTAAGATTGCTCCAGATTCTATCGTAAACGTCAATTCAGGTCTAATGGACCCAAAACAAACAATGGTCCTTTCCTATCTTCACAAGGCCATTAAACCATTTAACAACCTACGTATGGTTGAAGATGCAACCGTCATTTATCGCCTCTCCAGAGCACCGGAGCGTCGTGTATTCTACATTGACGTAGGTAATATGCCAACTGTCAAGGCTGACCAGTATGTGCGTGATATTATGGTCAAATACCGTAATAAGTTGGTCTATGATTCCTCTACAGGTGAAATCAAAGACGACCGTAAACATCTATCAATGTTGGAAGATTTTTGGTTACCACGCCGTGAAGGTTCTAAAGGTACAGAAATCTCTACACTAGAAGGTGCCCGTAACCTTGGTGAGTTGGAAGATGTTAAGTATTTCCAATCTAAACTATATCGTTCATTGAATGTTCCTATTGGTCGTCTAGAGCCACAGCAAGGATTTTCACTAGGTAGATCAACAGAAATCACTAGAGATGAGTTAAAGTTCACAAAGTTCATCCAGCGTCTTCGTAACAAGTTCTCCATACTATTTGACGACCTACTAAGAGTCCAATTGGTACTTAAAAAAGTATGTACCGAAGAAGAATGGAAAGAGTTTAAGGAAGATATTTTCTACGATTTCAAAAAAGACAATAACTTTGATGAGTTAAAAGAAGCAGAACTTCTTAATGTCCGTCTAGATACACTTGCAAAAGTAGATCCATTTGTTGGTAAATATTATAGTATTGAATGGGTTCGTAAGAACATTCTTCAACAGTCTGACGAAGACATGGAAGAAATCAACGGACAGATGGAACAAGAAAATGCTATTATGGCACAGCAACAGCAACAGCAAATGATTGATCAGCAGGCACAACAACAAGCCGATCAGCAAAACCAGTTACAGTTCCAAGCACAACAGCAGATCACACAGGCTGCTGTTCAGCAAGAGATTGATAAGAATACCGAAGAACAACCTGTTAGTAAGAATGAACTAATCAATAAAGACCATGAACAATCTATGATGGATAAAAAGATTGAGTTGGAAAAGATTAAGTCAAAAAAATCTGCGGCGCCTGCTAAGAAACCAGCACCAAAGAAAAAGACAGTTGCTAAAGAAGCAAGAGACTTAGGATTAGTTTATGTTGGTAATAACCAATATACTGATCCACAAGGTAGTGTTAGATTTATAAATGAAAACGGATATCTCATTGAACTAAATAAGGACAGTTTAGTTGACTAAGATTATTAAAGAACATACACATACTGGTGCTATTGAACCTGGTTCTGCTAAAGGTGAAGAACACCAATACATTAGTAATAATGTTAATGCTTATCAACTTGATCAAGAAGATAAGTTGATGAATATACAAAAAGCACATTTGGATCATCATAATAAAGCATTAGGTTTTAATCACTTTAATCCAACTGAAATAAGAACTGGAAGAAATCACCATTTAAAGGCAAATACCGTTATACAAGAAACAACAACGGCCAGAACAAGAGTTAAAGCAAAGTTGGATGAACTAGGTGGTAATGTAGGATACGAAGGTATCTCTGATGCACCACCAAAAGGTAGAACAAATGACCAACTTGAAGAAGGTCCGCTAAAAGATAAAGCCAAAAAAGTGGCCATGGCAGGAATGACTGCTGCTAATATGTATACCATGGTAGACGCTATGAGCCAGCATAAATCACATCCTCAAAGTGATATGGTACGTGCGGCAACAGCA